TCAATCCCTGCTGGCTTGGTAATCCACAATTGATTAGCTACTTCAGAATCAGTTCCGCCAACGATAACTGACTCAAAGGCATGAGGTGGGATGCCATCAACGCTAGTAATATTCGTTCTGTTTTCGTAAATCTGAATGCTGGTAACGGAATCCACATCAGCAAGCATACGTGATTTAATCGCTTCAACTGTAGCCGATCCAGTGGCACGAACACCTGTCGCATGGCGTGTGCGAAGTTCCGTATCTGTTTCAACATCTCGGCCAATAGCGCCAGCCTTGAGATTATAAACTTCGTCCCATCCGTCAATCGGCGTGTCGATATTGATTAGAGCACCTACCGGGCAGGCTTTCGCACCATTCACGCTTGCCACAAATACAGCCGCCGACCCTCGCTTGGTGATTGTGAGTTTTGAATCGACGGTTAGCGCAAATGGCGATTCCCCATCAGCGGCGGTCACCCTGAGAGTGGTTCCGGTTGCGACCGCTAGCAAATTAACTGACGCCGCTTCTACTGCCAGCCCTGCAATAATTTCTTCCGCTGTTGCGCTTGAATCGCTGATATAAGTCGAAGACTCACCGCCTGCAAATATATTGTAGGAAGTAGAATTTGACACGGTATTAACTTCGATTTCCACATCAAGCGCATTAGCGCGAGAGATCACCACATCGCTAGTCGAAGTGTAAGTAATATCCGCATGGCAGATCGATCCGACAGGTACTAGAGTTCCTTCTGTTCCATAAACAGCAGCCGTAACAATCGTTGCAGACGAAGGAACACGGGACAGGCCAACGAATGACACAGCACCGTCTAGGCTCGTTCCCTCGGCGCTGTATGGATACATGCTGTCATACGTATCTTGCAGCGACTCCTGGATATTATCTACGCCTTCAGCCCAAATGCCTTCAAGCTGTCCGATCACGCTATCCGCATTGGTATTTACCGGCCCAAGCGCATCCGTGACAAGTGCATCGTATGATGTTTTAATATCGGGCAATCGATCCCGTTGGAATCCGTCTGAGGTCAGTCCGAGAGTCATGCCGTTACCCTAATAAGTCCGAATGGAGTTGCCGCGACAAAATCAATAGACAGTGTGCGGGATTGTCGGTCGAATGAATATTTAAACGAGTCAATGCGATTAACATCATTGACTTCGAGAATTGATTTTTTAAGCGAGGCCACAGCACCAGCGAGTGATACTTGTTTGCCTAGAACGTTGTCTAGATATGGCGTGCCGAATTCTGTATCGAGAAAATACTCACCGGTCCATAATCGCAGTTTGATGAGGATATTCTGACGCACACGGTCAGCACCTTTAATTACCGACAAGTCAAGGCCGGTAATGAGTAGATCGTGCGTGATAGGGTCTAATGCCAAGTCGTTCATATTCATGATTATAAAATAAATTGAATATAGGCAAAAAAGGCTTGACAAGCATGATGAAAAGGTTAGAATCTAGCTTATTGGATTGCGGAGGAATTATGAAAGTTTGTTCAAAATGTAAGGTTGATAAGGATGAGAGTGAATTTGCAAAAGAATCTGTAGCAAAAGACGGATTGCAGTCAAGGTGCAAAAAGTGCCAAAAAGAGCACAAGCAATTAACAAGATATAGATCAAATGAACTGGCAAAAATTCGAGTTGCAAAAAATAGCGAAAAATACGCAAAACAATGCAAAGACTATAGAAAAAGAAATCTAGAAAAAGAAAAGCAAAGAGTCAAAAACTATTATTACACAAATCATAAAGAAATGATTAACAGGGCCAGAAGAAATAATAGGAAAAACATTGACAATCTAACTGATTGTTATATAAAGGGTCAATTGGATGTTCAAAAACATCAAATAACTACAGAGTTAATAGAGTGGAAAAGAGTTACAATTCAAATCAAACGACTTATAAAGGAAAAGAATAAATGAAAAATATTACAAACCTGAATGCAGAGCTTCATACTATTTTCAATCAGTTGAAAAACGATGAAATCGACCTGAAGAAAGCGGCAGAAATGAACAATACAGCAGGAAAGATTATCTCAGTTGCAAAGGTGCAGTTGGCTTATGCTGCGTTGCGCGGTGAAAAGCCGACTGTAATGTTTCTTGAGTCACCAACTGGCGAGATGCTGCAACTAGATTGTGAATAACCAAAGCCCCTCACGGGCTTTTTTACGACACTCCGCCAGTTGTCCCACTCCCAGGCTGCACGCCTGTATGCGTATGACTATCACTAATATTCTTTCCGTTGCTGGTAAGCGATCCAATGAAGTTAATAGCACCAGTAATCACAGCCGACACGCCAGATGATGTAGAACCGATCATTCCATTCATGAAGGTGAATAGACCTTTTACTATCACCGCTCCGGTAAATTCGTTAGTCGGTGCAATCGTCTTGCACCCGCCAGGCGCGTTAATTTCCATCTTTCCGTCTTCAGTCAGTTTGATATATGCCGATCCAAAGTAAAGAATAGTATCTTCGTTGTTGCCGCCTTGTGCAGCAGTTGCATTGTGCGCCGGGAAACAATAGGCGTCAGACAAATCGAACCGGCGCTGATCGTCTGTTCCGTCCTTGGCTTGCTGTCCGAAAATAACCTGAACCTTATCTCCTGCCTTGATTGGCCCCTTGAATCCGCACTTCCCACCATTGAAACTAGGCCAGCGGACAGGGACATTGTAGATTGGCGGAAAGTCAAGTTCGTCACCGTCTTGAAATCGTTTCTTTCCGATAGGCTTAACTGTGGCAAGACCGCCGTTATAACTCACCACAACGCCGTCCATAGACGTATTAAGGTCGATCAATTCGGAATTGATCATGCCCTTGAGTGAGCTAATAAAATCGTCGTTTGTTTCGGCCATTAGATAAACCTTACGCTTAAAACTGATTTCCAATCGCTTCCATGAGTATCGCCAGAATGCTCGACCTTTTCAACCTTAAAAAACCCATCAATACCTTCAGCTTCCAGCTTTATCACATGCCCAGGCTCAATAGTCGGCTGCAATAATGAAGTGATCTTATAGCCTTGAATCTCAAGCATATCATCCACTTCGCCTTTGGCATCTTCCTTGCGACGCTTAATCACACCGGCAGAATTGGCAGAAATACCAATCTTCGCCGCCGCCTTCTCGCTCATTGTCTTGGCTTCTAGAGCTGGCGATCCGATCATTCCTGTATCGCTAGACAATACAATCGCGGTGCGTTTTAGCGATCCGCCTTTCTTGAGTATCTGAATCTCTTGATTCTGAATTGACCACTCAAGGCCGAGATACTGACAAACACTTGTCATAGCCTCGCGGGTACGCCCGACAAACGCCCACCCTTGAGGATAGGTTTTGTTCGAGATGTTTTCAGGCAGTGCGCGAATCGGAAGATTAAACTTGTTCGCTACTGCAATCATTACGTCGCTGCCTTTCGCTCCGGGCGCAAAACTCATCGAATGCTTGGAATCACGATAAGCAATGAGCCCGTCATCTAGCTCAAAGTCAGTGCGCCAATCAACGCCATCGCGTACCGTCAGACACCTACGCACGATGCCTACAAAGCACGTAACAGCTCCAGCGTCGTTACGGTATCCGGCCTTGAGAATAACGGCGTTATTCGGCGTTTGTACCAGCTTGCGGCTATCTGGGTTAAGGTTATATATCGATAGCGTGGAATTATTCAGTGTTTCGGTCAGTCGCTTCTCAATCTTGAACGAAAAACGCAGGTCTTCGATCAGGATTCCTTCTTTTCCTGATTGGCCTACGGTCAAAGATGCTACGCGGTCGAATAGTGACATAAAAGAAATTATAACATTTTGAAAATATAGCTTGACAGTAAGAATGAAAGAGTTAGAATCTAGCTCACACAACAACGAAAGGTAAAAAATGAAACTAACAAATTATGACCGTGACTCTTTTATTTCGTCAGTTCTTGACGATACTCCATCAATTAATTATAACGACCAGGCGCGCAATCTAGTTCAAAAATCAGCTGTTGCCAAAGCTCATCAAAAAATCAAGGCCGTGTATGCAGACAATTCGTTGCGTGGGTTTCTGAAGTTCGATAAGTATTACAACATGCCGTACCCACTTGGATCGATTCGCACACTTGATACGGAATTTAAGAATGAAGAACTTGACAAACAACTATCTGATCTTGCTTTAAAGTTAAAGGAGCAATCTGCAATTCGTGACGATCTTAGCGCAAAAGTGAAGGCTGTAATTTACTCATGTTCTACTCTGAAGCAAGCGACTGAGCGGCTGCCGGAATTTGTTAAATATCTTCCGAAAGATCGTGACGGAGTTACGTCTGGAGTTCCTTCTGTGGTCAATCTTGTTGAAGACTTGATAAAGGCCGGATGGCCTAAAAAGTCGAAGTAAAACAAAGCCCCTAACGGGGCTTTTATTACACCCAATTAGACGATCCACCGTCCCATATCGAATTCCCGCCATCCCAAATAGACTGAGTGCTGCCTCGTGTCGGTATCGGCTTTGGCAAGTCTTCCGCTGTTTCAGGATCATAATAGTATAGACCGTATTCACCGCCGACATCATCATAAGTCGGTCTGTATGTCTTTCCTGACTTATGTAGAAAGAACAGTTCTCCTGCCATATCTAGCCGCTGGAATCGCTTTACCAATGGGTAATTATTCACCATCTTGATATTAGTAAGTAGCGGTTCTCCATCGCGCAATGCAACAGACAACGACCAGTATCCACCGCGTTCATTCCATACTACGCGAAGCGTATAAGGCACATTATCAAGCGTTACGTCTAGCGACTGATCGGCGCTGCCTGCTATCAGAGGGATTTCTAGCAGAATCATCCTAATATTCCTTTCAAGATGCCCTTGCTTTTTTCAACAGGCTTCGGCTCAACTTTTCCGGCCGCTTTAGGCGGTTCAGTTTTATTCTGTAAAGATTTTCCCTGCTTCTTATCCAGCTTTCTACTAATCCCATCAGGAACATCGACCGTTTGCGTATCAACTAGGCGAACATTTACAAACTCCATCTTGAATTTAATCGAGTCGCCAATACTCGCATCACGAGGAAGATTTACAGATTTCAACGCCATATCAGTATAAATCTTGTGCTTGGTATAAACAGTTAATAGAATACGATCTTCTTTGAGTTTTAACAGCAATTCAAAAGCATTCTGCACCCGATCA